ACCTTGCGCGTGCATTCACGGGTTTTGGCTTTTTGCGAACGTGAGGTGATTTATGCCAGGTCCGCAACCTATGCCCAAGAAGATCCTAGAGTTACGCGGTTCATGGCGGGCAAAAAAGCTCGATCATGAGCCGCCTTGCGACCCCAGGCGGCCGGAGATGCCCGCCTGGATCGAAAAGGACCGGCTGGCGGCCGAGGCCTGGTCCAGGCTGACGGAACAGCTCGGGATCATGGGCTTGTTGTCGCGGACGGATGCCATGGCCGTTGAGCGGTACGCCAAGGTCTGGGCGAACTGGCGTCGGGCGGAGGACTTCATTTTCGAGAAGGGGACGGTTTACCCGATCAAGGACAAGAGCGGGAACGTCCGGCACGTCTCAACCTGGCCACAGACCAGGGAGGCCCGGAACCTGGCGGGCATGCTGACCCAGTTGGAGGACCGCTTCGGCCTGTCGCCTGCGGCCAGGGCTCGGGTGCGTTCGGTTGGGGCCGCAAACATCCATGATGACGTTGGAAAAAGCCGATTTTTCAACGCTGGTTGACGACGCCCAGGCCCTGATTCCTGGGTACGACCCGTGGGCTGGTACGGCGGGGTCCGGGCTGGTGTTTGATGCCGCCGAGGCCGCCCGCACCGTGGACTTTTTCACGGAGTGCCTGACCTTGACCAAGGGAGACCTGGCCGGTAATCCCTTTGCGCTTCAGCCCTGGCAACGGGCCGTCATCGCCAACCTGTTTGGCTGGAAGCGGGCTGATGGCAAGAGGCGGTACCGTGAGGCGCTCATTTACGTACCCCGGAAAAACGGGAAGTCGGAAATGGTGGGCGGGCTGTCCCTCCGGATGCTTTTCCTGGACAACGAGCCCGGGGCGGAGGTCTACACGGCGGCCGCAGACCGAGAGCAAGCGGCCATCGTTTTCGGGATCGCCAAGCGCATGGTCCTGGCCGAGCCCGAACTTGCCAGCCGATGCACGGTTGGGGTCCGGGCGATCGCCTTAGAGGACAAAGGTTCGACCCTCAAGGCCATAAGCTCCGACGCGAACACCAAGCATGGATACCATGCCCACTGCGTGATCGTTGACGAGCTTCACGCCCAGCGCACCCCGGAACTGGTGGAGGTGTTGATGACCAGCATGGGGGCCCGGGCCCAGCCCATGATCGTCTACCTGACCACGGCCGACTGGGACCGCCCATCGATCTGCAACACCAAGCTCGACTACGCCAAAAAGGTCAGGGACGGGATTTTCAAGGACCCGTCCTTCCTGCCCGTCATCTACGAGGCCGAAAAGGGCGACGACTGGCACGACCCCGCAACCTGGGCAAGGGTAAATCCGAACCTCGGGGTCAGCATCTACCGGGATTACTTCGAGAGGGAATTCCAGCGCGCTACCGAGGAAGCCGCCTACGAAAACACCTTCAAACGTTTCCACCTGAACATGAGAACCGAGCAGGCCGAGCGGCTTATCCCGATGGAAGAATGGGATGCCTGCGCGGCCGCGCCCGTGGCCCCGGGGGGCCGTCCTATCTGGATGGGCCTGGACCTTGCGACCGTGAACGACCTGGCCGCCCTGGTCATGGTCTGCCAGGCCGAGGACGGGTCTTTCGACGTGACGCCCTGGTTCTGGTGCCCCAGGCAGAACGCCGAAATGCGTGAACGGCGGCACCGCGTGCCCTACCTGACCTGGGGCCAGCAAGGCCACATCGAGCTTACGCCAGGAAACCGGATCGACTACGGCTTTATCGAAAAGCGGATCGTTGCCCTTGCCCAGGAACACAAGGCCAAAGAGGTGGCCTTCGACCCGTACAACGCCTCGCATATCTGCCAGCAGTTGCAGGAAAAGCACGGCCTGAAAATGGTTGAGTTTCGCCAGGGGTTCTTGAGCATGAACGAGCCCACCAAGGAACTGCTCCGGCTTATCAAGGGCAAGCAAATAAGGCACGGTGGAAATCCGGTCCTTCGCTGGATGGCGTCCAATCTGGCCGTGCGGCGCGATGCTTCGGACAATTTAAAGCCTGACAAGGAAAATTCCGGGGATAAGATCGACGGGATTGTGGCGCTGGTCATGGCCCTTGGCCGGGCCGTGCGCAACGAGGGCGGGGTCAAAGCGTCGATCTACGCAACCCGGGGGATCAGGAGGCTTTGATGGACTGGAAAAAGACGGCCTTGAAGATGGGGATTTACGCCTTGCCCTTGGCCGCAATCTGGTGGGGATGTTGGAAAGCCTGGGGCCCCGTGGCCTGGGCCGTGGTGGGCGGCCTAGTTTGGATGGACCTGCTCATGTCCAGCGCCGGAGAAAGGGACGGGAAATAAATGGGTGGGATTTTAGGCTCGATGTTCAAGCTACCGACCCTCAAGGCTTCGGATTCCCAAGCCCGGATTTTCAAGGAGTTCTTCGAGTCCATCGGGTTCCGAAGGACGGCGTCCGGGGAGAAGGTGACGCCGACCAGGTCCTTGACCCTCTCCGCCTATTACGCCTGCCTGAACGTGATCGCCCAGGACGTCGCCAAGCTCCCGTTTCACGTTTTCAGGAATACGCCGGATGGGAAAGAGCCGGCCCGGAATCACCCCGTGGACTGGCTCATGAACGTCGAGCCCAACGACGAAATGACCGCCCTGGCCTTCCGGGAAACCTTGACCCACCATGCCGCCAGCTGGGGCAACGGCTACGCCGAGATCGTGCGGGACGGCCGTGGCCTGCCCCGGGCCCTGTTCCCGATCCATCCTGGCCGGGTTGCCGTGGTCCGGGAAAAGGGCCGGATCAAGTACCGGGTAAAAGTCATGCAGGAGGACCAGTTCCGGCTTAGCTCGTTCGAAGGCGGGGAAGTCGGGGAGGAAGTGGTCCTGAACGCCGACCAGATTTTCCACGTCCACGGCCTGGGCGGGAACGGGATCGTAGGGTACCCGGTCTCCCACCTTGCCCGGGAGACCGTGGGCCTCGGGCTGGCGGCCGAGAAATTCGGCTCAACCTTTTTCGGCAACGGAGCCTGGTCCTCGGGGATGATGACCCATCCCGGGGTCCTTGACGACGAGGCTTACCGGAGGCTCAAGGAGTCCTTTTCCGAGCGCCACGTAGGCGCGGACAACGCATGGACGCCTATGATCCTTGAGGAGGGCATGGACTGGAAATCCACCACCATCCCCCCCAAAGAGGCCCAATTCCTTGAGCTTCGTATTTTTGAGGTCGTCGAAGTATGCCGGTGGTTCCGTATGCCGCCGCACAAGGTCCAGGAGCTTGGCCGGGCGACCTGGGGGAATATCGAGGCGATGAGCATAGAGTACGTCCAGGACACCCTCATGGGCTGGCTCCGCAGGTGGGAAGCCGAGACTTCGAGAAAACTTTTCACCCGCCAGGAAACCGCCCAAGGAATTTTCGCCGAGCATTCCGTCAACGCCGTGTTGCGCGGGGACATGGCCGGGCGGGCGGCCTTCTACCAGACCATGTTCGGGATCGGGTCCCTCAGCCAAAACGAGATCCGGTCCTTTGAAAACCTGAACTCGGTGGAAGGCGGGGACCAGCTTTTCGTGCCGCTCAATTTCACGTCCACCACGCAAGCCGCCCAGGAAAAACCAAGTGCGGTGCCGGAAAAATCTGAAATCCCATTTGGGATGCCCGAACCGAAAGGCCGGGTACGTGGTGACCTTGGGCCTGTCGTCCTTTCGGTGGCTGCTGACCTGGTCCGCAGGGAATCCAAGGCCGTGGCCCGCATCCTGGAGAAGCAATCCCGGGGAGCAAAGTCTGATGACGTTGATCGGGAAATCAACGACTTCTATTCAATGCACGCCGTCTACGCTGAAAAAAAGATAACTCCCGTTTTTATTTCGGCGAGTGCAAGTGGTTCCGTGTCCGACCTGGTCCGCGGGCTCTACGTCAACGGAATTTACAGGGCCAAGCGCCTATCCGAAATCGGGGAAAGCCGTCTTGCCGTTGAAACTTCTGCGGCTATCATGGCCGCCTTGAAAGGGGGAATCCATGCCGTTCCCGAATGAGCACGCCGCCAGGTTGAGGGACCCAAACGACATGGACCTGGATTCATTCCGCAGGACCGCCGGAGGGCGCAGGATCACCGCCCCAGGGACCGAGCAGGATTTCGTCTCGGTCGAGGTCCCCGACAACATCGACATCATCTGGGCCAAGCTCCGGGGGAAGGCCGAGCCCGCAGACCCGCCCTTGGCCCAAGCCCTGCGGTTCCCAACCAAGGACTGGACCGAGGCGCAAGCCAGAAAATGGCTTGCGGACAACAAGATCAAGCCCCAGGAGTTCGAGCCCGCGACGGGGACGGAGGCCAAGACCACGCCCAAGGGTATCCATACCCCGGGCTGCTTTGCGACACACATGGGCCTATGGATGGTCGAGCCCCATGAGTTCGGGCGCATCGTCGAAGCCGTGAAAGCCGGGGCCTTCCCGATGAAGGCCGCCTTTCCAGAGGAATCAAACGGCGAGTTCCAGCCCGGCCCGGATGAAAACGGCCTGGCCCTGGTTCCCCTTTTCGGGCCCATGACCAAAGGGGCCAGCAAGTACGAGGGCGCGTCCACCGTGATGACCCGGCTGGCCGTGAAGGACGCGGCCAGGAATCCGGACGTCCGGGCCATCATGCTCCATGTGGACAGCCCTGGCGGGATGGTTGCGGGGACCGCCGAGCTTGCCGACGAGGTGTCGGCCGCGTCCAGAATCAAGCCCGTCCATGCCCACATCGACGACATGGCCGCATCGGCCGCCTACTGGGTGGCATCCCAGGCGACCAAAGTTACCGCCAACCGCCTGGCCCAAGTCGGGAGCATCGGGACCGTGGCCGTGGTGGAGGATACCTCCGGGGCCGCCGAACTTGCCGGGGTGAAAGTCCATGTCATCAGCACGGGCAAGCACAAGGGCGGTTTCGTGGATGGGGCTCCCGTGACAAAGGACCAGCTGGCCGACCTGCAGGAGCGCGTGGACGGCATGAACGAGCATTTTTTGGCCGCCGTTTCCGCCGGGCGCGGGATGAGCATGGGCGAGGTCCGTAAACTGGCCGACGGCCGGGTCCACCTGGCCGAGCAGGCCCTTGCCCTGGGCTTGATCGACGAGATTTCTTCCCTGGAGGACGCTTACCTTGAGCTTGCCAGGGTTTCCGGCCTGGAAGCCCGCAAGCACGATTACGATGACGAGTCTGGTAAGCGCCGGATGACCGCTTCCGCCGAGGCCACCGTTTTGCTTGGAAGGCTCCGGGACGCGGAAAAATAATAATTCATGTTGACAGGCCGGTCCGGGAAGATACCCTACCGGCGTTTGGGAGGCCTGGGTTTAGCGCAGAGTTCGCTTTACCTGGGCTGAACTATAGAAGTCCGCAGAGTTCGGGCGAAGCAAACCCAACCGGGTTTTCTCGCCCTTTTTTTTGGACCGAACACGGAGGCGCAAACATGAGAACATCCGCGCAAATCCTCGGGGAAAAGGGAAACCTGGTCGAAAAGGCCGGCAAGATCCGGGACCGTGCCGTCTCGGAAAGCCGGGGCCTGGAGCCAACCGAGGCGTCCGAGATCGCAAGCCTGCTCGATCAGGCCGACAAACTCGGCAAAGAAGCCGATGGCCTGGCCTTGGCCGACCGCCTGTCAGCGAGCCTGGCCGACCTGGACAGGGTGGGATCTTCGAGGACCACCCCGAAGGACGGAAGCCTGGAAGCCGTCCGCGTGGGCAGGGAAATGGCCCATGCGGACCCCAAAAAGGGCTTCCGCAAGCACCAGGATTTCTACCTGGCCGTCATGGAATTCGGCCGTGGCCGAAAGATGGACCCCCGGCTCCGGTTCCTGCACACCAACGACCAGGGCGAGATCCATGCGGCCGTCGGCGCGGACGAAAACTCGACCTTTTCGGACCCGCACGGCGGGTTCCTGGTCCCCGAGGCTTTCGCCCCGGACATCCTGAAACTGGACCCCGAGGCCGACCCCATGGGGGCCCTGACCATGAAGATCCCGATGGCGACCCCGACCCTGCGGATTCCGTCCAGGGTGGACAAAAACCACGCAACCAGCGTGTCCGGCGGCCTGCGGGTCTACCGCCGGGCCGAGGCCGACACGGTCACGGAAAGCCGGATCGAGTACGAGCAGGTGGTTCTCGAAGCCCACACCCTGTTCGGGGTGAACCACACGACCGAGGAACTTCTGGCCGACAGCCCGATTTCCGTAGCAGCCTTGCTGGCCCAGTCGTTCCAGGACGAGTTCACGAGCAAGATCGTGGACGAGCGGGTGAGCGGAACGGGCGTCGGGGAATTCCTCGGGGTACTGATCTCGGCCGCGACAATCTCGGTTGCCAAAGAAGCGGGTCAGGCGGCCGACACCGTCAATTTCGACAACGTCGTCAAGATGCGGTCCCGGTGCTGGGGCTACGGCAAGGCCATCTGGCTTGCCAACCATGACACGGTCCCGCAACTCATGCGGATCAAGGTCGAGACCTCCGGCGGGGAAATGCCCGCGTTCATGATCTCGGCCCGTGAGGATGTACCCGACATGCTTTTCGGGCGGCCGATCATCTTCACCGAACACGTCAAAAAGCTCGGGGATCTCGGGGATATCATCCTCGGGAATTGGAGCCAGTACCTGGAAGGCATGCTTCAGCCCCTGCAGTCGGCCGAATCCATCCACGTCCGATTCGTGAACCACGAGCGGAGCTTCAAGTTCTGGATGAGAAACGCCGGGGCCCCCTGGTGGAGATCGGTTCTCACCCCCAAGAATGGCGCGGCGACCCTGTCGCCCTTCGTGACCCTGGCCGAGCGGGCCTAAGTCCGGCTGATACCCAAGGAGGGTTGAAATATGCCAAGCCCACAAGACCTCAGAAAAACCTTCGCCAACCACACCATCCAGGCGTTCGACCACGACCCGAACGCCACCACGGCGATCGTCACCAGCCCGGACGGTGGCACGACCAAGCGGGCCGTGGATCTCCGGGACTTCGAGTGCTTCGCGGTGATCGTGAAGCCGACCATCGTGGCGGCCGGAGGCCTGACCAAGGTGGAGATCGTGGCGAACACCGCCAGCGACTTCACCGGGACCACGGTGGTCATCAAGGACTCGGGAACCGTGGCCGCCGACGCCCTGGACGACTACGTGGTCCAGGAATGCTCGGCCGCAGAGGTCAAGCAGGAAGGCAACGACCAGGTCCCGGCCGTGGATCTGCGGTACGTGGCCGCCAGGATGACCATGGCAACGGCGACGGATGAGGCCAGCGTGGTCTATATCCGGAGCAAACCGAGGTATCCGCAGAACGCCTTGACGGCAACCAACATCACCTGATCCGGTTAGGGGCAGGTTTGGGTTTGGCGGGGGGTCCATATGGGTCCCCCGTCTTTTTAGGGGGACGCAATGGCAATGTTCAAGGTCCGCCAAGCCTTCGCTGGTTTCAATACCGGGGACGTCATCGAGCGGGATCCGGCTGACAACGACGTGCGGGGCTGGCTGGATATGGGGAAGATAGGCCCCATCGTCCAGGAGCAGCCGGAGATTTTCGAGGTTGCTCCTGAGCCTGGCCAGGCCGTTGAGCCTCTTGAGGATGAACCCAAGAAGCGCGGCAGGCCAAGAAAAAAAACAGGGTAGGCCGTGGCCCTGGTCCAGTTTACAGCCCCTACCGTTGAGCCTGTCACCACGGCCGAGGCCAAGGACCACCTCCGGGTAGACATAACCGCTGATGACGCGCTCATCGTGAACCTGGTAAAAGCGGCCCGTGTCTGGTCCGAGCGTTACACCAGGCGGTCCTTCGTTGAAACCGAATGGGACCTGGTCCTGGACCTTTTCCCGCCGGCCGCCAACAGGTACTACGCCTTCGACGAGTACAACCGGTTTGACCTTGGCCGGGATTTCAGGGCTCCATCCAGCCTTGCCCAAGATACATTGCTCATGCCCAGGCCGCCGTTGCGGTCCGTGACTTCTATCAACTACGTGAACACGAACGGGGTTACTACCCTCCTGGCCGCCGCCGAATACCAGGTGGTGACCAAGTGGGAACCCGGGCGGGTCGTCCCGGCCTTTACCAAGGTCTGGCCGGAAACCAGGGATCAACCCGAGGCGGTCACGATCCGGTACAAGGCCGGATTCGGGACTTCGGCGGCGGACGTTCCGCAACCCATAAGACAGGCGATCCTTTTCCTGGTTGGGGACCTCTATGAGAACCGCGAATGGCAATCCGACCTGGTCCTGGAGCAGAACCGGACGGCCAAGGCCCTTCTCGATATCTACCGGATCTTGGAGATTCACTGATGGGCAACCACGTTGTCAAAACCCCGATCATCCACGCCGGAAAGCTCCGGGTCCGGGTCAACGTCCAGTCACCAACCGATACCAGGACGGCCCACGGCGGGTTCCTGCCGCAGACCTGGGCCACGGATGCCACTCGCTGGGCCGATCTCCAACCCGCGGCCGGGCGCGAGTTCATACGGGCCGATGCCACGGAAGCGGTCATCACCCACATCATCATCATGCGCCACTACTCGGGCCTGACGCCAAGGCAAAGAATCCAGGAAGTCTCGTCCGCCAGGATTTTCAACATAATCGAGGTCAAGCAGATCAACGAGAGGGACCGCGTCACCATGGCCAAGTGCATGGAACTGGTGGCTTAGTCATGGCACGGCCAAAAGGTGGAGCGGTAACGCTTTCCGGATTCGATATAAGCATGGTCGGAACCGAAGAATTGCGCCGTGCTTTCTCGGAAGCCTCAGATCATCTTCAAAAAGAGATCCTTGTTGAGGCTTTCAAGGAGGCCGCAGCCCCAATTGCGGATAAGGCCCAGGCAAACGCTCCCGTGGAAACGGGCAAGCTAAGAAGCACCATCCGAGTTACCAAGGTATCAGTGAAGCGGTCTCGGGTTCAAATCAGTATCCGCACCGGAACCAGGGCTGAAATGGGAATCGCCAGGGATTCCAAGGGGTACTATCCGGCTCATGTCGAGCTTGGATACAAGCGAGGAAAAAGGGTTTTCCCTGGCAAGGCATACCTGCGCCGGGCTTTCAGGGAAGCCCAGCCCCGTGTACTGCAACTGCTTAAGGATAAAATCAGGGAAGGTCTTGTAGCTGCCTTCAAGGCGAAAACTGGTGCCGCATGAGCATCAAGACCTCGTTGTTCAACTACTTGAAGTCCAGGACCGAAGTAACGGGCGCGATTTCCGCGCACCAAGGCCAGCCCTCTATTTTCCCGCAGATTGTCCCGGAAAGTGCGGTCCTGCCCTATATTTCCATTGACCGATTGAGTGAGCCCAGCGTACAGCACATGGGCGGCGCTTCCGGAATAGCCAGCGTGACGTTCCAAATCAACGTTTGGGCGGCGACTTCGGAGGCGGCCGAGACTGCTTCCGAGGCCGTGCGGAACGTCCTGGATGGAAAGAACCGTTTCTCCCAGTCCGGGGAGTACATCCAGGCGTCCCATCTTCTCATGCAGATCGACGACTTCCAACCGGCGGAGGACGGGTCCGAAGCCGGGACTTTCAGGACCATCATGGATTTTCGGATTTGGTATGCAAGGGCGGCACCGACCGGATAGTATTCCGGCAACCTTCAGGAGGTAGAGACCATGCCAGGAGCACTCGTTGATGCAGGAACCGGCACCGTGGTTACGTTCGTGACCAGCGCCTTCACCTTCCAGCTCCTCAGCCTTTCCCATTCCGGGATAAACCGGGAATCCATAGATACCAGCCACATGGGCACGGCTGCCCCTGCTGCCGGGAAGTTCGGCAACCGCACTTTCATCCCCGGCGACCTGTCCGACCCTGGCGAGGTGACCATGGAGGGCCACTTCAACCCGGATACCATCCCGCCGATTGATGCGGCATCCGAAACGATCCGCATCGAGTTCCCGCTCTCTGCTGGTGGTCTGACCAAGGCCAAGTACGAGTTCTCGGGATTCATGACCAGTTTCGAGTACGAGGATCCCCTGGAGGACAAGATGACGGCGACCTTCACCGTAAAAGCCACCGGAAACGTCACCAGGACCGCCGCGACCTAACCCGGAAACGGAGGAACCATGGCCCAAGCCGACATCGTGACCGTCCGGCTCCTTTGCTCCCGTGCCCGGTGGGGCGTGGAAGGCGAGATCCGTCGGTTGCACAAGACCATTGCTGACGAGATCGTGAAAGATGGAATAGCCGTCTACGCCAACGAGAAGGAGGACAAGCATGGCGCTGACAAGGGAGCAGATTCTTAAGGCCGATGACCTGCCCAAGCGCGAGGTAGAGATCCCGGAATGGGGTGGATCCGTATGGGTCCGAACCATGACCGGGGCCGAGCGCGACGTTTTCGAGCGGCACATCCTGGCGGCCGAGGGGAGCAAGGTGGAGGCCGCCAAGCAGATGAGGGCCAGGCTGGTTACCCTGACCGCCTGCGACGACGCCGGGGCCCGGCTGTTTAACGACAACGGGGATCTGGATGCTGTTTCCGGGAAGTCCTCAAAGGCCCTGGATCGGGTTTTCGAGGTGGCCCTGAAACTCAACGGCCTGTCCGAAAAGGACGTCGATGAACTCTCGGGAAACTCATCAGGCGTCCAGCCCGCAGGTTCCATTTCCGCCTAGCCTTGGCCCTGGGCTGCACCGTTCGGGAGCTTTTATGTCGCGTCGATTCGCGCGAACTTACCGAGTGGTTGGCCTACTGGGGGCTGGAGCCCTGGGGGGAAGAAAGAGCGGACCTGAGGCAGGCGATAACCTCGACCTTGATCGGGAACGCCAACCTGAGGAAGGGCCGGACGCCGTTCAAAGTGACGGACTTCATGCTGTCGGAAAAAGGGATTGGCAGGAAGAACCGGAGGCAGACTTCCAGACAGATGCATGCGGCTTTCCTGGGATGGGCTACGGCCGTGAATAAATCGAAAGACGGTCTTACTGAACCAGAACCGAAAAAGTAGCTCTGCCCATGGCGACCATCGCGGTTCTGAACACGGCGATAAGGGCCGACGCTTCCCAGTTCTCGAAGGAAATGAAGCGGGCGGCCAAGGACCTGGACAAGTTCGCTTCCCAGGTAGCCACCATGAGCGAGCGGGTGGGCCAGTTCGGGGCTGGGATTCTCACGGCGGCCGTGGCCGGGGTTGGGGCCCTGGGCGTGAAAGTATTTGCGGCCGTGGAACAACTGGACAACCTTTCCCTAAGGCTCGGGATCTCCGTCCAATCGCTCTCGCAATTGCAGTTCACGGCCCAGGTGACGGGCGTTTCGTTCGATACCGTCACCCAGGCCATGACCATCTTTTCCAAGAACCTAGCCGAGACTGGGACCCAGGGCGAGAACATGCGCAAGGCCCTGGAATCCATCGGCCTGAACATGAAAGAACTCCTTGCCTTGTCCCCGGAAAGAAGGTTTGCGGTCGTGGCCGGGGCCATGGCTAAGGTGGGCGATTCCGCCAAGAGAGTCAACATAGCGATGGAGCTTTTCGGCCGAAGTGGGGCCGCAATCCTGCCTATCCTGGCGATGGGTGAGGAAGGGCTCGCCGCTTTCGCGGCCGCCGCTGACAAGGCCGGGGTAACCCTCTCGGAGGAAATGGTCAAGAAGGCCAAGGACGCCGACGCCGCCATTGACCTCTTCAATGCTTCCCTCCAGGGCTTGATGCTGACTCTGGCTATCGAGCTTGCCCCGGCGATCGAGAAAGTGGTGAACTTCATGACCAGCCTTATTGCCCGCCTGAAAGAATCCAGAATCCTTACCCTGGAAAACATCGTAGGCTGGGCCAGGACGGTAGCGGAGTTCTCGGCCATGCTGATCATCATCCCGAGGGTAATAGCCGGCATGACCGCGCTGGCGAAAGTATTTATGCAAGCCGGAAAAGCGCAAGCCATTTTCCAGGTGCTGACCTCAAAAGGCGGCCTGATAACAATGGCCGCGGCTGCCGGGATAATCGTTTCCAGCATTGTCGTGATTGACAATGCGTTTGACAAGCTCGAAGAAAAGTTCAATGAAGTTTCCTCGGCTGGTACCGAAATGTCCAGCGTGATGAAGAACAGCGTAGCACCAGCCATTGACAAAGTTGCCGAAGAAGTACGCCGGGAAATCGAGGAAATAGAAAGGGGCGTGATTGCATGGGCGGCGCTGGCCAACCAACAAGAGGCGTTGGCCAGGAAGGCCGACGATATTGAAAGGGGGCACAAGGCCAGGGAAGGCGCGTTCGACAAGGTGACAGAATCCGCGAAAACGTCTACGGAATTCCTGTCCAGTCAGTACCAATGGACCGTGAGAATAACCAAGGAAGTAGGGATTCAGGTAAAGGCCATGGATACTGCTGCAAACCGGGCAAGAAACATGACCGCCCTTTACAGAGATACTTCCAAGAGCGTAAAAAATCTGTCCGAGTTCATAATTCCGAAACTCCGTGGAAAGGCTGGCCCTGCGGCAGAAGCTGCCGGGTTATTCGAGGAAATAAGCCTGGCTCGTACTGCTGTAGGTGGCATCGTCCCCGGGGCCATGTTCCGGCGGGCGCAAGAGGTGATGAGCCCGCAACTCGATGAGGCCAACAAGCTCCTTGCCAGCATAGACGGGAAGCTCCCCATGACCTTTGCGGCCGTTCCCTAGAGTGGCCTGCCATGGCTTTTGAAGTCGTTGAAGATCTGATCGAAGGCCACCAGATGGCCGATGACCAAAACGGGCTTTCCGCCGTCCGTGTTTTCCATGTTTCCGGGGTTGAAGGAAATAGGCCAGAGCGGATCTTCCGGGCCATGCGGGCTGGGGGCATCCCGCAACGCGGGGAGGCGTACCCGGGTGTCCCGGACATGGTGGTAGTCAGGCTTTCCGCCACCCCCAACGACCATGGAAACGTGCGCGTCTTGGTCGAGTACAAGGTCCCGAACTTCGAGCAGTCCGAGCCCGACGATTCCGACCCGTCAAAGGCCCAGCTTTCCGTCGAGACCAGCCTAGTCCAGGTGAAAACGGAAAAGGACTCGAAGGGAAACCAGATAAAGTTCCCTTATCAATACCCGGCCGACGCCACGGACCCTACGACCGGCGGCCCTGATCCGCTGGCCGGGCAGACCAAGGATTTCACCGGAGCCGTGGATATCATGGTCCCGCAGGTATCCCTGGTTTTCAGCCGGAAAGAGCCCGCCAGCCCGAAGGACAAGGGCATAGCCTTTGCCGGGAGGATCAACAAGGTGCCCGTGTTCGGGGACCCCAAGCATTTTTGGTTATGCACCAGGATCGGCGGAAGCACGACGGACGGCGGGAAAAGTTACGATGTGGTTTATACCTTCCAGCGAAACTCGGAATCCTGGGACCCCGTGGTTGTCGCCCTGGACCCCAGGACCGGCCTTAGGGTGGAAAACGTGGACCCTTTGAACCCGGGCCAGGACATGGGCAACGGTATCCGGCGGGTGCAGGTCTACGAGGAGGCCGATTTCAACCAGCTGGCCCTGGACTTCTCGGCCCCAAGGCAGACCTTTGGAATCCTTGGCTCGATTTTCGGGGCCGGTCTTTCCTTCAAGACCTCCTAGCCATGGCGGAAAAAGAACCGTCGGCCGTGATCGCGGCCCCCAAGGGCAGGGGCGGAAACTTCACCTCATGGAAAGCAGGCGACCTATTTTCGGCCAGGCATTTAAACGAGATCCCCCTTTGGCTCCAGGATCAAGCCGGAGGCGTGAGCGGGCCCGGGCAACGCGGGCTTGTTCTTGCGGCCCCGCTTGTAAGGCAATTCAAAGTCAAGTCCGTGAAGGACGACTACCTGATATGCGTGGCCTGGGACGGTGCAGTGAAAAGCCCGGCCGAGATAGAGCTTGCCAAGCCGCCTCTACTGCGCCGGACTATCTACACGGCAACTTCTCGGGTGCTGGCTGACGGGTCTACCCTGACGTTCACTTACCTTACCGCCCAGCGCCGCAAGGCCAGCGATGGTACGGATGATGAATTCCAGGTGGTTGTACCCGAGTACGTGGTGGATGATATCGTTTACGGGATCCAAACCATCCACGGCGGTATGGACGCCAAGGGAACCGACGGGAATCAAGTGCGCTGGCTGGACCTGAACATCGACGGCCGGGCCTGGGCTCGGGACGATGACCAGGACGCGTAGGTGGTCCGAAAATTCGATGGGTTCCCTGGTCAGGGGCTGGATTCCTTCGTGGATTCAGGCTTTGACGCCAGGGCAGGGGAGGAAACCCTGTTTGCCGGTGGCCGCTTCGACCGGGACGAAAACAACGTGACGGTCCAGGACGTCGGACGGTGGAGCGAGATAAACCAGCAATGGACCGACGTAAATTTCGGTGATGGGGTCATTTCGGCCGGAGATTGCCGGGCTTTTACCACCTTCGGCAAGGCCCTGGTTGCCGGTGGTGATTTTGACAAGGTTGGCACCGCAGACGTGGCCGCCCATGACGTGGCCGAGTTCGACGCCGACCTGGTGGACTGGACCGGGGCCTTCGAGCCTGGTTTCGCGCCGAATGCTTTTGAATTCGGAGTCCACGCGCTGATCCCGTTCCAGGGAAAACTCTTTGCCGGGGGCGGATTCACCCTTTCCGGTGGTTCAAACATGCGGCGGCTGGCAAGCTGGAATGGAACGGCATGGACCGATCACAACGCCACACCCGTGTTCGTCCGGGCCCTGCACGTGTTCGAGTCCAGGCTTTATATCGGCGGAAGTTTCACCTCGATAAGCGGCACCCTGGTAACCAAGTTCGGGAGCTACGACGGAACGACCTTCACCAATATACCTATTGCCGGTGCCGCAGCTGGAGTGAATGCAATTACATCATTTGATGGAAAGGTAATTGTTACCGGGAGTTTTCTCAAGGCCAACGGGGCCCCAGGGAACGGGATCGCCGCGTGGGACCCCGTGGCAAGCACCTGGTCTGAGCTTGGAATAGGCCTGGGTACCGGACTTGGTAATGCCCTGGCCGTTCACCAGGGGGATCTCTATGCGGGGGGTACGTTCATGTCCGCAGGCGGGGTCACGGCCCTTCGGGTGGCCCGGTGGGATGGAACATCCTGGTCTGCTCTTGGAACCGGGGCCAACCCTGGCCTTGATGGGGATGTAAAGGCACTGACCTCCTTTGCCGGGGATCTGATCGTGGGCGGGCAGTTCAGCACGGCCGGGAACATAGGCGGTTCTCCAACCGTGCTTGCGTCGAACATCGCCAGATTCGATGGTGTAGAATGGGTCCGAATGGTCGGATTGGCGGAGGGGCCGTCCGGGGTCGGTTTCGTTCTGGCTCTGCTGGTGTTCCCAAGGAAAAAGTGAGGCAAAAACATGGCGAAAAAATACTGGCTTGGCACGGTTGACGGCGTAAAGCAGGTTTCCACCTGCACGGTCACGGCGTTTGACGTGGCAACGACCTACAAGTTGACCGTGGGAGTAGCCCCGAATACCAGGACGGTTTCAGCCGTTGGAAACACCAGCACGACCGTTACCGCCACCGATCTTACTGCCGCGTGGAACGCATCGACAAACCCGTACTTCACTCCGGTTACCGCGTCCTCGGTCGGGGCCGTGATCACCCTCACCTCCGATGATGGCGGGCTCCCTTTTACCGTGGCTTCCAGCGTGACAGGCGGAACGGGAACCATAAGCGCCATATCCACCACCACGACCGCTACGGGCCCCAATTTTTGGGACAACGCCTCCAACTGGTCGGACGGCGTGGTTCCTGTCAGCACGGACGACGTGATCATCGCGGATTCAGCCATCAACATCATGCACGGCCTGGACCAGTCCGCCGTGGCCCTAACCAGCCTGACCATTTTCAAGTCCTACACCGGGAAGATCGGCCTGGATTACCGGGCCGTTGCCACAAAGCCGGACGGGGCGACCACGGACGCCACGGAGGCCGAGTACCGGGGCATCTACCTGAAAATCGGGACCGCCAAGCTCGACATAGGCGAAAACTTCGCCAAGGGGGCTCCGGCAGGATCGGCAAGGCTCCTGATCGACCTGGGCTCGGTCACCGCGTCCACTGTTGAGATCTTCGGCACCGCTTCGGCCTCCGATTCCACCGGCCGGAGTGCCGTTCGGTTGAAGGCGGCCGTGGCTACGACGGACCTATTCGTCCGCAGCGCTCCCGGGGGCGTGGGCCTGGCGGCCGAAATTCCCGGGGAAACAAGCACCGTCCGGGATATCGTGGTCAACGACCAGTCCGGAACAAGCCAGGTCAGGATTGGGGAAGGAACCACGCTCACCAACTGGAAGCAAAACGGAGGAACAAACTTCCTGGAAAAATCGTCCGGCACCGTGACCACGTTGGACATGGACGGCGGGACGCTCACCACCGAGGGGGTTTTTCAAATCACAACGGCCAACCTGCGCCAGGGCACGCTGAACATGAACAACACCCACGGCACCGCGTCAATCGTTACCCTGAACCACAAGGGGGGTACGTTGAATACCCTGGGCACGGGTGAATCCAGGACGATCACCACCTACAACCCGGAGCCCGGGTCAACGATTGTTGCCGACGGCCAGAAGCTGACCATCACCAACTACAACGAGCCGACCCGGCCATTTACCTACGTGATGACCTGATGCTTGGTGCCGAATGAGCGACACCAAGGCACTGAACAAGGAATTGATCGGGCTGGTAAGCGCCATTGCCAAGCTCGAAGCTACGGGCGAGGGCTACGAGAAAAACCTTCAGGCCCTGGAAACCAAGCTCATAGGCAACGGCGGATTGGAAGGCCGGATACGGGCCCTGGAAAATATCTGCCAAGCCGAGTTTGTGCATTCGCGGTTGATGCGAACCGTGGGAAGCTGGATCATTCCCGCCTTGATCTCGGGGGGCATAGCATGGGCCTTGCAGAGGTAGCCGTGGACCTGGGCCCGTTACGCAAGGAGGCTAGGGAGTTCAGGGAACAGGCGGCCGTTGCCAGGCAGGCCGCACAAGAACTGATCGGCAAAAAATGGAAGGGGATCAGGGTCCTGGTAGTGGACGACGAGCCTGCGATATGCGAGGTCCTGGAACTGCTTTTCGATAGGGAAGGCATCCAGGCTTATTCGGCCCCGGACACCGAGTATGCCCTTTATGCGGCCAAGGGGGTGCGGCCCGACTTCATCGTCCTTGACGTGGCCGGGGTAGGGGCCTTCGAGGATATCGTCCTGGAATTCGGGGACAGGGTGGTAATTTTCTCGGCCTGGGCGAATGACCGGAGCCGGATACCTGACTGGGTCAGGAATTCCGTCCGGGCCGTGATTCCCAAGCCAGGTACCATCGATGTTGTGGCGGCCGTGAAGGCCATGGCAACAAACGGGGGGCCTTCCGGATGAAGTCCTCTCATCCCTGGGCCCGGGGCCGCCTCATGGACGAAATCGGCAAGGTGCTTGGGGCGGTCCTTTTTTTCTGCCTGGTTGTTTTTCCGGGTTGCGGCTGGGACCGAGTACGTATGGGCGGGTCTTTGCGCCTGGGCGGGGTGATTTCTTGGGTTGCTGACATTCAGATCGCCGGAGGGCTGGAACTGGAAACGAAAGGGGTAAGCAGTGACGAAACGGAAAGCATGTTTGATTTTGGCCCTGGTCCTCGGGGGGGGCTTTAGCCAGGGTTGCTCGGTTGACCGGGCCCGGGAGGCGGCCGGGGAACTGGCGGCCCAGGAGGAAAAGATCAAGGCCGTGGAAGCCCGGCTGGATTCCATTCTGGCCCAGGCCCAGGCCAAGGAGGGCCCGCTCCTGGAGGCATTCGACCGAGACAAGAACGGCCGCCTTTCGCGGGATGAGATCCTGGCGGACAAGCCCACGCTCCTGAAAGCCATCGCCAACGGTTTCACCGAGGGCGGCCTGGGCGGCGCGGCCGGAACCGGGGGAACACTTCTGGCCCTGGGCCTGGGGCTTCACTCGCTGGATTTGCGCAAAAAACTGGCCGAGTATGGAACCAAGGGGCTCCTGGGCTGGGCGTTGCGAGTTTTCCGGATCATCGGAAAAACTCCTGGCCCTGGCCCAAAACCCGGATAGGATGCGCCGGCCGCTTGTGCGTGGCGGCTTTTTCTCCTTGGCCCCGGCCGGGTTGACTGCCTTGCCGGGGCTTTTTATCGGCAAAAATAATTTTTAAATTAAACGCGGTGATAAATAAAAAAAATAATTATTGAATTTTTGTGGCGCGTTTACAGGCCCAAGGCGCGTTTTTGGCCTTCCCCTGGTAGTTTGGGCCCATCCATGTCCCGCCGAGCGTGCCTTGCCCCCGGTTTGGGGGGGGGTTTTTGGGGTTCCCTGGCCTGTTTGAGACGCCCTGCCGGGTCGGCCGGCCGGTTGGTCTATCGGCCCTTGCGCGGGGCCAATTCGTCCGCCCGCTCGGCGGAAAGAAGGCGTTGTAGCGATCGGTCATGTTTCCGTTTCCTTCATCAGCGCATCCAGTCCTTCTTTCCGCCTTGGCATAGCCTCCGTAAGCTCCCTGGATAGATTCTCGATTGCTTCAAGAACGCGCTTCCATTTGCGTGAATTTTCAAACCTTGTACCTTCAGCCCGAGCGTCCATCTCGTCCTCGAGTTCCAGTTCGTCCTCTGCGACTTTAACGGTCTGCACGCCCAGGCCCAGGAAGCCAGCGACCACCGCCCGGTCAACATGTTTCCGGGATCCGTCCAGGCGCCAACATTGGCGCGCGCGCGAGGGGTCGTACCAGTACCCAAGAGCCCGCGCGCGGGCCGTTACCTCCCCTACGGTGACACCGGCGCCAGCGATAATGACAGGCGAATCCATTTTTCCTTCTCCTTCCGGCCCTCCCGGGCCATGTTCGCCGGGGGACCATCCCCCGGACTACCTCCCCGGCCCCACGGGGGACCGGACGCTCCCGGCCTAAGGTCTTGCCCCATTGGGGGCGGGGCCGGGACCCCGTCAACATTCACGCCAGCGGGAGAAGATCCTTTCCGGTCCAGCTGGCGTTGTCCAGATATCCGGGGACGCTTTGAGTTTGCACTTTCCGGCGTATCTTGCTATTGTGCCAGCCGCATACGAGCGCGATAGGCGCATTCCCGATCCTCAGAGACCCCCGCTTCCGGCACCCGGGTACCTCGCACCTGGGCATGGCGTCCAGCTGGGCTTTCCGCGTTGTCCGCCGTTCGGCAACGTGCCTGCTCCAGCACGTGATACACCATGTTTCCCGGGTACCGCCGTGGGCGTACTGGACCTCGCAGGGGGAATTCACGATAGCGGCTTTGCAAATGGCGCAAGTAGCTTCCATGGTTACTCCCCCAGCGCTTTCGTTTGCGATACGTGGAACACGGTGGAGAACCACGGGGACCGGAATTTCTCCAGTTCCCCGGTTTCCCGGTTTTTGCGGGTCCCTGAGCGGAACGTGAGAACATGAACCCCATGTTCTCCCTTTTTCACGCTCCGGCCCATGGCTTTCCACGCCTGGAAGGTCAGGATGTTTTCGCGGGGGTGGATGTCCTCCGCAGGGATCCCTTTCTCCAGGAACCCCTGGACGATGGCCGGGTAATTCGCTAGGGACTGTCCAGTCCGGGCGCGGTCGAGGGCCTCATCCTGTATGGTGCTCATTGCCTGATTTCCTTTCCTGGCCCCGGGTAGGGGCCATGTTGTCCTCCCTCGACCACCGAGGGAAGGGGCTTTCGCCGACCGGGCCTCATGGTCCGGTTTCGGCCCCGGCCAGGGGCCTCATCAGGGCGGCTACAGGGAAGGCCAGCTCTGGTACGCGCCGGCATTTCTTCGCCGGATTTCCCGACCCCCGGAAAAATAAATCCACGTGGCGAACCCTCGATGC